TCAGCTATAAGCAGTACGCTTCCGGAGAAAAAACCAACCTGAAGCAGACGGGTATCGTGGACGAATCCGGCGGGAGCAGCAACTACGCGTTCTGGCATTTCGTCGACCCCAACAAGGGCAACGGCACTGCCGAGATCACCTTCGTCATTGACGCCGAGGGTACGCTAAAAACTGTCAAGGGCGTAGGCTCCTTCAAAAACGGCCAGCACTTCGGTGTCATTACCCCCATCGAATGGCAGCTGCTCGACGCCGTGTACACCACGTCCTCCCCGAAGCTCTTCAATATCAGTCACACGGAAGGCTATCTTGCGCCCCCCGTGCCTACCACCACCGTGCCCACCACTAGTGAGCCCTACACCGAGCCCACCACCGCGGCGCCCAAAATCTAAGCTAAAGGCTTACCGCCTGTACCAAACAGCCCGTCACCGTGAGGTGGCGGGCTGTGTTTTTTTTAGAGTTATTTTCCCTGCTATCGCCGCCTGAGAGGGAAGCACTATCTGGAGGATTTTGAAAACCTTGATATTACTGAGGTTCGCGGGCTGTGCTTTTCCTTCAGTATGGATTTTGAGGCGGCGCTTGCTTTTCGCAGGGCGAGAGGCGAATATCTGCGGGAGTACCAGTATCAGCCGCTTGAGGTGGAGGTTTATATATAAGATGAGGTTGGAGTGAATCTGAAGGCAGCGTATACTGATGTCGGGGGCGATGGTCCGAGCCTAGTCGCGCAGGCTGTTTATAAGGAGCTAGTCAGCGGCAAAAAAATACACGCCCGCGAAATGCCAGCGGCCCGCAAAGCCGCTATATCAAAGGATTCCAGCCCTCACGCAGAAAATGTGAGGCCATCGCAGTGGGCCGAAAAATCAGCCAAAATGCTCCGTTAATAATCGCTTTGCCTCGCGCTCCGGCATTCCGACACCCTATAGCATACTATCAAACGGAACGCATACTATCCAAACGGAACGCCGAAAACGACACCCTCCCCCACGGTACTGCCCCCACGCCCCGCTTCGAAGCACAGTGCTCGAAGCGGGGCTTTTTTTGTTTTATGCCGAGGCCATTTAGCCGCCCTGGGGCAGGCCGGTACGTTCGATGATTCCCTGAAAATATTTTGAAAAGGGCTTGCAATCCACCACCCGAAGGGCTAAGATGTCACACGGGCGAAGCGTCGAACCGCCTGAAACCAGCAGCGCAGGGGAGCCGGGTGGTTAATAATGGCCGTGGAAAACATCTTGCTTTTGCGCCGCAAAAAGGCTATAATGGGAACAAGCTAAACCTACTTAAAGGAGTATCACTATGCCGCTTGACCCCCTTCTTGCCGAACTGGAGCAGAACCTCTCGGACGACTTTAGCATGGAGCGCCTGGCTGAGGCCGGGCAATTTTCCCGGACGCAACTATACTATGAGTTCTATAGTGTGACCGGCCACACGATGGGTGAGTATATCCGCCGCCGCAGGCTTTCGATGGCCCTGGCGCTGATTAAAACGTCGCAGCTTTCAATGACGGACATCGCTTGCCAGTGCGGTTTTTCCTCGCAGCAGGCGATGGGCCGCGCTGTGCGGCAAGCGGTCGGTATGACGCCCTCCGCATACAAGACCAGCGAAGTCTACTACTTCTTCCCACCCTATACGGGCCAGGCGCTGTTTCCCGTATTGAAGTTCGTATTGTGGCGCTGCCTGGCGGCTGAAAATTCTTTCAAAAATAAGCAAATTTCTTGGTGAAAAGGCTTGCAATCCACGGTGAAATATGTAAGATGTCACTCACAGAGCGAGCCACCCAGCCGCCTGAATCTAAAACACCAAAAGGAGCCACCACCATGAAAGCTGCCAAAATCACCGCCAAACTTCGCGACGCCGTGCCGGTCTGCCTCTACGCCGAGGGCGAGGAAAAAGCCCGCTTCAAGAACATTGAGCTTCCCGACGAGATCAAGGCCCTGGAAATCATGGACTTCCATTTCGACATCGACGCTGCCGGCTGGATCAGCTTCCGGCTGCACTTCGAGCCCGGCATCCTCCCGGAGGAAATGCCCGAGCCCAAGCCCCCGGTCACGCGGGAGGCGAAGCGGGCCGCGAAGGCCGCCAAGACCCTGCTCGCATCGCTGACGGCGGCGAAGGCTGCCGAGGACGCCAAGGCAGAACCCGCGCCGGGCGAGGACTACACCATCGCCACCGCCGAGGGCACCATCATCGCCGAAATCCATCACGACGACCTGACCGCCGAGGCCCCCGCCGCCGAAGGCATCCGCTTCGACGTGCCGGGCAAGAAGCGCGGGGCGCTGGCGCGGGCCATCGCGGACTTCACCGGCGACGAGGCCGAGTATCTCAACCCGCCGACCTACGCCTACCGCATCGGGGACTTGACCCTGGATCGCGACGGCACCCTCACGGGGGCGCTCCCGGTCGGGCTCCTCAGCACCCTCGCGGAGCAGGGCTTCCAATGCGAGGACTAACAGCAACAAAACACAGCGCGGCCCGGCTACGAAAAGCCGGGCCGCTTCATTTGCGGGTGTAGTTTAAGAGTAGAACGGCCACCTACCCGGTGGCTGGTGCCGGTGCGAATCCGAGCCACTCGCTCTATTTATGCGGACGTAGTTTAACAGTAAAACGCCGTGCGTCCTGCACGGATATGCTGGTGTGAATCCGAGCCGTCCGCTCTACTACAAAATATCTTGGAGGTCTGCCCCATGAAAATCACGAAAACCTACGAAACCGTCCCCATCGGAAAGCTGGTGCCCTATGCCCGCAACGCCCGCGAGCACAACGCCAAGCAAGTGGCGCAAATCCGCGCATCCTTCCGGGAGTTCGGCACGTTGAACCCCTGCCTGGTGGACGAGGACTACACGCTCATTGCTGGGCATGGGCGGCTCCTCGCTGCCCAGGAGGAGGGCCTGGCCGAGCTTCCCTGCGTGGTGGTGCGTGGCCTGACCGACGCGCAGAAGAAAGCCTACCGCCTGGCCGACAACAAAATCGCGGAAAACTCCGATTGGGAGGCCGGGATGCTGGGCCTCGAAATCTCCGACCTGCAAGGGCTGGGCGTCGATCCTGCGCTCATGGGCTTCGAGCCCGCCGAGCTCGCCGACCTGTTCCCGCCCGAGCACGACGAGGATCAATACGGCGAGGATTTCACCCTGGAGGACGGCGACAAGAAGCCCTTCCAGCAGATCAGCCTCACGCTGCACGACCGGCAGGCCGAGCTCCTCCTCGCGGCCATCGCCCACGTGTACGCCTGCGACGAGGTGCATGAAACCTTCGAGAACGAAAACCATAACGGGAACGGAATCTATGAGGTGGTGAGGCAATGGGCAGAGCAAAAGAACTTACCCTCCGCGTGATCCCCGCCGCCGTCGCGACGCCGTTCGTCAAGCGGCACCACTACAGCGGCAAGGTGGTCAATAATAGCGTCCTGCATTTCGGCGTCTTTCTGGACGGCAAGCTGCACGGGGTTATGTCTTACGGCCCAAGCCTGGTCAAGGCACACATCATCGGCCTGGTCGCGGGCACCGGCTGGAACGAATACCTGGAGCTTAACCGCATGGCCTTTGACAGCGCCCTCCCGCGCAACAGCGAGAGCCGGGCCATATCGCAGAGCATCCGGCTCTTGAAAAAACACGCGCCCCACGTCAAGTGGATCATCAGCTTTGCCGACGCCTGCTCCTGCGGCGACGGGGCGATCTACCGGGCGAGTAATTTTGTGCTAACCGGCACAAGCCCAACGAGGGCCTTTTCCTGCTGCCGGACGGTTCCGTGATCCACAAGCTGACCCTGGAATCCCAGCCGAAGTTGCCCCGCCCGGAGCTCGGAGGCCGCTCATTTTTCGACGTGACGGACGGCAAGTTCTCCATGAAAAAGTATGTGGACGCGGCGGGGGCCACGCTGCTCCCCGGCTGGCAGTTGCGTTACATTTACTTCATCGACAAGGCCGCCAGGGAGCGGCTGACTGTCCCGGAGATTCCATTTTCCCGCATTGACGAGCTCGGCGCGGGGATGTACCGGGGCAAAAAAATAACCGTGGCCGAGCGCCGCGACGAAAAGGAGGCAGGCTGATGGGCCGCGCCATGGATATATCTCTGCGGGTGATCCCCGCCAAGGTCGCCACGCCGTTCATGAAAGAGCATCACTACAGCGGCAAGGTGGTAAATAACAGCACCCTGCACTTCGGCGTATTCCTCGACGGCAGGATGCACGGGGTTATGAGCTATGGGCCTTCGCTGGATAAAAGCAAAATCATCGGCCTGGTGGCGGGCACTGGCTGGAATGAATTTCTCGAACTCAACCGCATGGCCTTTGACAGCGTTTTGCCACGCAACAGCGAGAGCCGCGCCATCGCCCTGAGCCTCAAACTCATAAAAAAACACGCCCCGCAGGTGAAGTGGGTGATCAGCTTCGCCGATGCCTGCTCCTGCGGGGACGGCACCATTTATCGCGCTGCCACCTTC